CTGCTATCACTGACCCATTTGCGGGGTTTTTCCAACTTGGTAATTCAAGTTATTCGCCCACTAATGCGATAACTGACCGTATGAATAATATAAACAAAGATATATACAAAATTGTTTATAAAAGACGTTTTAGAGTAGGACTAGCTTCACCTGATGCGACATTTGCTCCATACAATGGTTTATCTAATAATAACAATCCATTGACGTATCAGTTTGCTTTAGATTTATGCCGACATGGTTTTAAGAATCGTAAAGTTAAATATAATGATGCTAGTCCACTTCCTCAAGATGCAAAAATTAATATGCTTAAATGTTTTGCACTTATTTACAATCAATCTGGTCAACAAATTAACAACTCTGCTGTTGGAATTTCAACATATGATATAAGTATGACAAATATCATAGAATATGTTGACGCATAATTTTATATTAATTATTAATCATTTAAATGTTTAATAATTTAATTTTAATATCGGAGCCATAAAAGCTTGAATCAAGCACACCCGAACGACAACAGGAGAAGAAATTATAAAGAAAATGAAAAATCAGAATTTGAAATTTTCTTTACTAATTTTTCGGGTGAGGGGTGTGTAGAGTTAAGCTTTTTTATCATCCATCTGTCTTTAGATAACATTTCTACATCAGGCTCAAAATTAGCAAATATAATAATATGCGGACAATTCCTTATAACAGGTTACTTTCATATTTACTACACATATAGTAGCCATTCTTGATTTTTTCAATAGCTCCATAACTAATATACTCTTCCATAGACCTTTCAAAATCGAATATATATATTTCGCTATCATATTCAGAAGCGCAACATAATATATCATTCTTTTTACCTTCTACAGGAATCGCACCATATTTAATGGATAGGTATTTGCTAAATGTTGTTTTACCCATTTTACCTATCGGTTCCCAATACCAATATATAGTTCTATCATCAGGTTCACCTTTGATTATTTCAATAATTTCTTTTTGCCAATCGTATAATTGTTCTTCACTAAGTGTTTTAATTTCTTTTTTAATTTTAACACCCATACTATATATTTTACCATTTCTACTTTCGACTTTTTGACAATATTCTTCTGCCATTTTGGTTGATTTGGTTTTTTCCCAATGAATTTCTTTATTCAAACCAAATTCCGACCATCTCATAGGTTTCTTAAGTTTTATACATCCTTGTAAATGTTTTGTGCCACATTTTCCGATTTCTTCTTGAAATATATACTTAAGACAAATATCTTTAAACTTAGTCTCTAAAATCTCTATGTCTTGAATAGTATAGTTATTAAATGTAAAAAACCAATTTATTAATTGTAATGATTGTTTTTTAATCACTTTTTCTTTCACAACAGGAGACTTTATAGTATTACAAGTCTCAATAAAATCATCTCTATTGGTCTCTACTAATGTCATTCTTGTTTTATAATATGAATAATATCATATATCTTTATGCCATTTATGCTCAACTTACGTTTCGCCTAAAAATGGCTTAAAGACATATGTATTATATAAAGATATATATAAAACGTTATGCCACCAAAACCGACGCACTTCAATCCTCCAAAAACTAAAACAACTAAGAGGACGACTATACCGAGCACTAAACAGTTTTCTGTATCAACTGCCGTTAAGACGTATGTTAAACGGGCTTTAGGGCAGGCACAAGAACGAAAAATGAACACCGGAGCTGAAGTAGATAATCAACCATTATTATTGGTTACTGCTGTAGGTGGTGCAATTCAACATTTCAATGTATCCTTATCAGACCCTTTTAGTATTAATCAAGGAGTCGAACAGAATAATAGGGTATCCAATGAAATTCAACTTAAGAAGTGGATTATAAGATTTACAATTACTCCGAATTTACCTACGGAAGGAATTAATTATATTACTAGTCCACAGTTGTTTTGCGATATTTATTTCGCGTATCGAAAAGATATGACTGCTATCACTGACCCATTTGCGGGGTTTTTCCAACTTGGTAATTCAAGTTATTCGCCCACTAATGCGATAACTGACCGTATGAATAATATAAACAAAGATATATACAAAATTGTTTATAA